GCGCCGGTAGTGCCGGATGAAGATCCGCGAGATGCATTCGAGCGAACATTCAAAATGCCGAAGCATGTCACCCGCTGCGGTACCGGATATGCAGTAACGGCATATTCCGCATGGTTAGCCCATGATTTCGTTAGGATGTGGGAGGGCTGGAACGCCTGCCGCGCAGCAATGCTTCAGGGTGCCGATGTATCCCTCACACATGAGGGTAAGAACCATCACGAGGATAAGCTCGGTATGGTTAACCATCTTGGTGATGTCACCGAAAAGGTAGAGCCTGTAACACAGATTGAGCCAGTAGCAGACCTGTACGGCTTAACCTCATCAACTGGCGGCGAAACATCATTCACTTTCGACGCTGTTGAAGCTCGTGATTTCATTGATGGCGGTTGGTCATGTCAGGAGTACGTGGAGCTTGAACGCTTTCAGGAGGCCGTGAGCGGCAACTCTCCGGTGATTCAGGATGGTTGGGTGGCTTGCGTTGAGCGGATGCCTTCCGCAGGAGAAAAAGTGTTGGCGTACCGTCCAGACGCGCCGGAAAGTAATGATCCATTAATCAAGATGGCAACGTACGTTGGCGGGTCAGCACACGGACACGGCTTTGATTGCTACTGCAAGCCAACCCACTGGATGCCGCTGCCAGCAGCACCGCAGCAGGAGGCCGAATGAACGATTTCGTTAAGCGAATTCAGCGTCTTGAGGCGGAGCGTGGTAAGACCATCACCACTGAGGTGGAGCTTGTCTCTTACGTCAAAGAGCGCAGCACTGGAAGCTCTGAGGCTCGTTACTACGTTAAGCACAGCAACCAAAAGACGGTGCTTGAGCAGGGAATGGTGATAAACAGAGATGGGTTTGGTAATCATCAAGCCAGCATCATCATCACTGATTTTCCGGGGCAGAAAACTCCGGAAGACGCGGCGCTCAAACTGGCTGATTGGTTAAAGCGCCTAGGAGAGTCCATCGAGGCTAATTTCAAAAAGCCAGAGGTGGATGATGCCTAACCCATTCGACGCATAACTAAACGTCAAGCAACGTTTGATAAAACACTATCAACGAGCCATAATAAATCTGCCAGCGGCCTGAACAACCCTGGCAGACTTCTTCGCATTTAAGGGGACTTAAATGCGACCACAATATGAACTTCTCACCTTGTCACAGATGCAGACATGCACCTGCGATTTTCTGCATTCTGCGGTTTCCGTCAAGGAGGCCGTATGATTATCCCCAAAGACGGCATCAAGCTACACCGTGGAAATCTTGGTGCTATCACTCAGCATCTGAAGCCACTTCTCGAAAACGGTGAGTGCTTCCGGCTCCAACTCAAAGACTGGCGCGAGAAGAGAAGCCTTTCACAAAATAGTCTGAGCCATGTCTGGTACGAGGAAATCAGCGATTACCTGATCAAGTCTGGGCGCACTGACGCAACGCCTGCATGGGTAAAGCGAAACCTCAAAAAAACTTATCTGGGTTATGAAGAGGTTGAGTACACCGATTTCGTCACCGGAATTAAGACGATTGAATTAGAACTCCGCCACACGTCCGATCTGGACACTGGCGACATGCACCATTTCATGTGCCAGGTGGAAGGCTGGTGCGCTCAGTTTGGCCTGGTGCTCACAATCCCTCAAAGCAGCGAATTTCAGGTGCTGCGCGATAAGCAGGAGGCCTGATGTCAACTCCACTTTCCCGCGTCATCACAAACGAAATCTTTCGCGTTCCGGCGCGCCGCAAGCCTAAGCCCGCGGTTAAGCCATCCGATATCCCGACCCTGAAAGACTACACCGCCCGCCTGGTGGATCAGAAATGGCTGCGTCTCGCAGCGAGGAGAAAATCAGCATGAGCATGTATCAACGAATTAATGGCGCTGACTGGCGCAATATTTTCGTCGTCGGCGATCTGCATGGGTGCTACACGCTGCTGATGAATGAGCTCGGAAAAGTTTCGTTCGACCCTGCGTGTGATTTGCTGATTTCGGTTGGAGACCTTGTTGACCGCGGCGCGGAAAACGTCGAGTGCCTGGAGCTGATTACTATGCCTTGGTTCCGGGCTGTGCGAGGAAACCATGAGCAGATGATGATTGATGGGCTATCGGAGTATGGGAACGTCAATCACTGGTTGGCAAATGGTGGCGGCTGGTTCTTCAATCTCGACTATGACAAAGAAGTGCTGGCTAAGGCTCTGGTTCACAAAGCAGCTGAGCTGCCACTCGTCATCGAGCTGGTTACCGCTGAGCGTAAAATCGTTATCTGCCACGCTGACTACCCGCATAACGAATATGCGTTCGATAAGCCCATCCCGAAAGATATGGTCATCTGGAATCGTGAGAGGGTTAGCGACGCACAGGACGGCATTGTATCGACGATAGCCGGTGCTGATCTGTTTATCTTCGGCCACACTCCAGCTCTCCATCCCCTGATGCATGCCAACCAGATGTACATCGATACCGGTGCCGTGTTCTGCGGAAACCTCACGCTGGTACAGGTTCAAGGTGGTGCCCATGCGTAAACCATCCCGCCGTAAGTGCAAAGTGTGCGGTGAATACTTCGTGCCGAAATTCCATGACATCCGGATCCGCTGGTGCTGCCCGGAGCACGGCGCAATCCTCGCTATGGAAGAACGCGAAAAGGAGATGGTGAAAGCCGCTGCTAAGCGCATTAAGGAACAGAAGGAGGTAGAGAAGGCCGGGCGCAAACGCCGCAAGGAACGCCTGGCAGAGCTACGGCCTGCCGGCTACTACAAAGCGCAGGCTCAGCAGGCTTTCAACGCCTTCATCCGTGCGCGCGACGCCGATTTGCCATGCATCAGCTGCGGAGAGACCAATCCCCCGGATCTGCACGGCGGCCAGTGGGATTGCGGCCATTTCAAGACAGTAGGTGCTTACCCTGAACTGCGCTTTGAAGAACGCAACGCCCATAAGCAATGCAAATCCTGTAATGCCGGAGCTGGCAAGTACACCGCCAAAGAGGCGACCGTGGCGCAGCAATACGAAGCTGGGTTGGTCGCTCGTTACGGTCAGGGATACGTCAACTGGCTCAATGGTCCCCACGAAATGACCAACTACCGCCGTGAAGACTTCATCCGGATCCGGGATGAGTACCGCGACAAGCTCAAAGCACTGAAACAGCGGGAGGCAGCATGAAACCAATGATATTCGATCTCAAGCTACCTCATTGGGCTTTTCTGCTTGAGTGTCCGTTCTGTGGCGGCGGCGCAGAACTTTTTTCTGATGGTGATGGTGTCTACGCCGGTTGTTCAACAAAGCAATGCTTGATTAAGCCGATAACTGACACCTATCCAACAAAGCGCGATGCAATTCTCGCCTGGAATCGGAGGCCATCATGACCAGAGACGAGATAACCCGATACCAGGCCGAAAGCGTTAAGCGCGCCAACCTGCCGCCAGTAGCAAAGCATAGCCAGACCAAAACCAACCAGCCACAGAAGGAAGCCGCATGAAACTGGAATTAACCAACGAGCAGCATCAGTGGATTGATCAGTGGCTCCAGTTGTGGGGTGCATGGTCGCAGACCGGGAAGATAGACAAGGCGATGATCAACATCATTGCCAAGTTTATGGCGACCGTCGAACCGCAGCAGGCATCTCGCCCGGTATGTAGTGATGATGACGGGATGCTCATTGATGCTGTCATTCGTCACTATCTGAAGAATGTGGATGAAAATGCCTGGCGGGTTGTCTTCGCCTACTACGTTTGTAACTCCAGCGAGATCCGAATTGCATCATGGCAGCATGCAGTAAGTAAGCCTCGCCTAATGAAGACGCGTGGCGGAAATCAGTATAAACACCCAAGCATCTCGACAATCCGTAGAGAGGTGAAGCAAATCATCAATGCCTCACTGTTCTGTTTGTACCAACCGCTGCAAAATGCGTTTAACAATCGCGAAAATGTGAGGAAAATTGCAAAAAATCCTCATAACGCGCTTGCTTTTCAATGAACAAATGAGCAGAATAAATCGTATATGTTGCCGTTGTTGTGTGTGACATGAATGAATGCCAAGCCTCGCCATCGTGCGGGGCTTTTTTATTTGCGGTACGCCGCACACAGAACCCACTGCCTGGGACCCTTCGGCCAGAGAGCCGACATTGCCTTACCTTCATCTTCCCGGCCTGTCGCCGGGTTTTTTATTCCAGGCCCCGGGAACCATCCTCGACATGCCTTCTTGTTAAATCGTCCCGAGGGCCTGCCCCCTTTCAAACACACAGCCCCCGCTTTTAAGCCGGAGGTTAGAGACTATGAAAATGCATAACGATCCCCACTCCTGGACGGAGTTTATCGAACTACTCCACAGTTGGTGGCGTGGCGAAACGCCGATGGGTGCCGTATTGCTATCGGTTGTCATGGCCGCCATGCGAATCGCTTACGGCGGTGGCGGCTGGAAGAAAATGCTCCTTGAGGGGGCAATCTGCGGAGCTCTAACCCTTACCGCTGTGTCAGCTCTTGATTACTTTAACCTTCCACAGTCTCTGTCGATAGCTATCGGCGGCGCGCTAGGGTTTGTTGGCGTAGAGCAGGTTAAGGTTATGGCTTCCCGGGTGTTTAATTCTCGCTTTGGAGGCGGTGATGCAAATCAGTGATAAAGGCATTGCCCTGATCAAGCAATTCGAAGGCTGCAAACTCACCGCGTACCAGGACAGCGTCGGTGTATGGACGATCGGCTATGGCTGGACTCAGCCTGTCGACGGGAAACCAATCCACGCCGGAATGGTGATTAAGCAGGAGACGGCGGAGCGATTGCTGAAGACCGGACTGGTCAGCTATGAAAGTGACGTATCCCGCCTGGTTAAAGTTGGTCTGACTCAGGGGCAATTCGACGCCCTGGTGTCGTTCACGTATAACCTCGGAGCCCGATCTTTATCGACATCGACTCTCCTGCGAAAACTCAACGCCGGTGATTACGCTGGCGCAGCCGATGAGTTCCTGCGCTGGAATAAAGCTGGCGGTAAAGTCCTGAACGGACTGACCCGTCGGCGTGAGGCGGAGCGCGCTCTGTTCCTGCCGTGATTAGCGCACTGGTTAAGCGTTACTGGCTACAGTTGCTGGTGCTGGCGTTAATCGGCGTGCTGGCGTTCTTCGTGAACCACTACCGCGACAACGCCATCTCCTACAAAGACCAGCGCGATAAAGCGAAGGAAAAACTCAGCCAGGCGAACGCCACCATTACTGACATGCAGCAGCGCCAGCGTGATGTTGCTGCACTGGATGAAAAATACACGAAGGAGTTAGCTAATGCGAAAGCTGAAAATGATGCTCTTCGGCGCAAGTTTGATAATGGTGGCAGGGTGCTCGTCAAAGGAAAATGCCCTGTACCATCCTCAGCCGAAGCCTCCAGCGCCTCCGGCATGGGCAATGATGCCACCGTCGAACTCTCTGCAGTTGCTGGACGAAACGTTCTCGGTATCCGGTCCGGAATCGTCAGCGACCAAACAGCCTTGAGGGCGCTGCAGGAATACATCACCACGCAGTGCCTGAAATAACAGCCTCGCAATAGCGGGGCTTTTTTATGCGTATCGTACACGCAAACCATCGAGAGTCTTTCAGTCGTGAGCCTGAGGAACGCCGTTAAAGGTGGCGACCTCTCTCTGGCGGCGTTCCTGTACGACAGGCTCACATCTAAAGGAAAACAGCATGAAAGTTATCAAGTATTGGAAAGTTCAGCTTCTGCAGCTTTCTCAGCCTTCCGGCAAGCTTCCCGGCATTATCAACGCCCACAATCTGGTCGAAAGCCTGTTGTTTGAGGGGTACTCGAAAGATAAACCGAAAATTAACCTCGGTTCCGGAGTAAATATTGAGTTGTTTACAGCGCCCGATTCGCTGGAAACCCGTATCTTTCGTGCCCACCTCGTTGACAGTGTGCGTTGCTTCCCGGTGTTTGAATATGATGATGAAACTGACGGGACTCAGGAAGAGCAGACTAAGCCACCCTCACGCGAGGCCATGATTGAATATATCAAGCAGGCCATTGGGGAAGGCTATCAGCCTAAAATCTGCCATGAGCTCATTAGCAATCCTGATCTGCTTTGGCAGTTGCATGACGAGGCGGTCGATTATGAATATCGCGCTTGTTGGCGCTGGTACCAAGAAGGCCATGGTTTTCATGAGACTTTTAGCGTCCCTGAGAAAATCCACGATCATTCCTGCGTTAACTGTTTTTCCGATAAAGGCCCATGCCTTGGTGACTGCCACGTTTCCGACGTTAATAAGGCTCGCAGCTCCTCCTTCGAAGACGTAGTGAATCCGGTAATCAAATGGCTTAACGAAAACGCCAACCCTCATACATCAGTGAGCATCGACGCAACCAGTGCTCAGCTGCTTACTGGTGAAATCGGCATTCACACGGAAGAGTTCATTAAGGACTGACCGGGCATTACAGGAGCCCTTCTCTATGAGGGGCTTCGATAATGTCAAGGCGAGGGTCATCTTATGACAAAGAAGGAATGGGATGAGCTACAGGCCCAGTTCCTCGCCGATCATGCCAGGACTGGCATCAAGCTCAAAGAGTGGTGCAAAGCGCGGGGGATGGAGTTCAATTCTGCGCGCCGATACATCAAAACGAGAACTGCGCAAAATGCGCAGGAAGATGCGCAAAAAACTGCGCAAAAAAAAGTGCGCAATGCGCAGAGAGAGGAAGCGGAAGCCAGTAAATCTGGGCGAGTCAAAAAGGATATCCCCGACACAGGCGCCCGCTCAAAATCTCCAGAAACGAAACCGATACGCGGATCGCGCACCGCACCGCCGACGAACGCCTTCCAGCCTGGCAACCAGAACGCATTAAAGCACGGTGGCTACGGCCGCCGGATGCTGCTCTCTGACGCTATCACCGAAGATGCCCAGATGCTCACGCTCGACGATGAGCTTTTCTGGCTGCGTGCGGCGAGCCTGACAGCCGCGGAGAATATCGGGCGCTGGCAGACAGAGCTGGAGACAGCCGACAGCGAGCAGGCCAAAGATCTGCATGACCTCATCTCTCAGGCGCAGAAAGCCATGCATCGCAACACTGCGCGCATTGAGTCGCTGGAGTACACCAAGTCGGCGATTATCAAACAGCGCGTTGATGCCGCTTACCGCGAAGCCGCGACCGAAAAGGTTGAGCTCGAAATCGATGTGCTGAAAGACGGTGACAAGGATAACGCGATCGTCGTGCATAACTCGCTGCCAATCCCGGGAAGATAAATCATGGCCGACATTTACCTACCCACGCTACACAACGGGCAGTTAACGGTCTGGTCTGACTCCTGGGATCACCAGTTGAATGCGGTTCGCTGTGGTCGACGCTGGGGGAAAACCTTCATGCTGTCGAGCGCTGCGGTGACCTACGCAACGTCGCAGTTCCGGCGCCCGGGCATGGATATCGAGCTGGGCGGTCGGGTCGGTATCTTCACTGCCGAGTATCGCCAGTACCAGGAGATCTACGACAAGCTGGAAGAAATCCTGCTGCCGCTGAAAAAGAGCTTCAGCCGGCAGGAAAAGCGCCTGCTGCTGAAGAACGGCGGGAAGATTGACTTCTGGGTCACCAACGACAACAAACTGGCCGGTCGTGGTCGTGAGTACGAAATTATCCTGATCGATGAGGCGGCGTTTACCAAGTCGCCTGAAATGCTGAAGGAAATCTGGCCGAAGTCGATTAAGCCGACGCTACTGACGACAAAAGGCCGGGCCTACGTATTCTCAACGCCTGACGGTGTGGACGAAGAAAACTTCTTCTATGCCATCTGCCATAACAAAGACCTCGGCTTCCATGAGCATCATGCTCCGACGTCATCCAACCCCTTCGTTCCTCCTGAGGAACTGGAGAAGGAGAGGGCCAACAACGACCCGCGCGTGTTCCGCCAGGAGTTTCTGGCCGAGTTCGTCGACTGGTCTGCCGCTTCGCTGTTCGACGTCCGCAAATGGTTCGAGGGTGAAAATCAGGATCAGCCTGTCGATTACCCTGAAATGTGCCAGGCCGTCTTCGCTGTCATGGATACCGCCGTCAAAGGTGGATCCGAGCATGACGGCACGGCGGTGGTGTATTACGCCGTCGACACCCGGCCAGGCATTCAGCGCCTCACCATTCTCGACTGGGATGTGGTGCAGATCGACGGCGCGCTACTGGAGACGTGGATGCCGTCGGTGTTCGACCGCCTCAACGAGCTTTCCGGACAGTGCGTCGCAATCAACGGCAGCCTGGGCGTGTTCATCGAAGACGCCAGCATGGGCAGCATCCTTCTCCAGAAAGGCGAAAGCCTGGGATGGCCGGTCAACAAAATTGAGTCCGCCCTGACCAGCAAAGGAAAGGACGAGCGCGCCATTATGGCCTCCGGTTATCACTACCGCGGCCTGGCGAAAATATCCCGATACGCCTACGAGAAGACCGCCGTCTTCAAAGGCGAAACAGCCAACCATCTGCACAAGCAGGTTTCCCGATTCCACCTTGCTGACAAGAAGGCGCACAAGCGCGCCGATGACTTGCTCGATGATTACACCTACGGGCTGATCATCGCCTTCGGCAGCGGAGACGCAATCTGACGAGAGAACCAATGAACGAAGACGATTTCGAAATCGGCAGCTGCTCTCACTCAGAGTTGATGGCATTGCTGGACAGTGATGACATCCAGCCCGGCTCTACGGCTGGCTATCAGACTTGCAAAACGGTTTACCTCTACCACCCGCTGGGCGGCAAGATGGTGGATCGCCCGATTAAAATGGCGATGAATGAACCGCGCACCGTGCATGTTGCCCAGTCGTATGGGCTTGAACAGCGCCTGCGTGACGCGTTCGAGCGTGAATGGAAAGCGATGGGTGCGAACCAGCACATCGCCAACGCCGCGCGTATCGCCCGTATTTACGGCGTATCAGCGATCGCAATGCTGGTGGATAACCAGGAGCCAAATGAATCTCTGGACTACCGCACGCTGTATAAGCACAACGTCAGCTTTAACATTCTCGACCCGCTTAACACTGCTGGCAGTATCGTGCTGAACCAGGACCCGAATGCCCAGGACTTCCAGAAAGTCGACGGAATCCGGGTGGCGGGCAAGCCGTATCACAAATCGCGCTGTGTCGTCGTGCAGAACGAGGATCCGATTTACCTCGCGTACAACCCCGCGGCGTTCGGCTTCACCGGGCGCAGCGTTTACCAGCGCGCGCTCTACCCGTTGAAGTCTTTCATCCAGACCATGCGCACCGACGATATGGTTGCGGTGAAAGGCGGCCTGCTGGTGACGAAAATCAAGGGGCCAAGCTCCGTCGTCAACAACATGATGCAGAAGCTCAGCGGCATTAAGCGCATGATGCTGAAGCGCGGGAAGACGGGAGAGGTCCTGCAGATCGGCGAGAGCGACAACATCGAGTCAATCGACCTGAGCAACCTGGAAAAGCCTCTCGACTCTGCGCGTAAGCACATTCTCGAGAACGTGGCCGCCGCCGCAGACATGCCGGCGATCATCCTCAACTCTGAGACGTTCGCCCAGGGCTTTGGCGAAGGTACCGAAGATGCCCGCGCGGTGGCGGTCTACATCGACAACATCCGCGAGTGGCTGGATCAGCTTTATGCGTTCTTCATCCGCGTGTGCCAGTACCGCGCCTGGAGTATTGAGTTCTTCCAGTCGTTGCGTGCTGACTTCCCGGAGCTGAAAAACACCTACAGCGTTTATTTCGCGAGCTGGATAAACAACTTCGAATATCGCTGGCCGTCCTCCCTGAAAGAGCCGGAAAGCGAGAAGGTGAAGGTCGACGAAACGCGCTTTAAGGCGATCGTCAGTATGCTGGAAGTGGTGCTGCCGCAACTCACGGCGGACCCTGAAAACCGGGCGACGCTTATCGAGTGGGCGTGTGAAAACGCCAATGCCAACGAGAACCTATTCCCTCAGCGGCTTAATCTCGATTACGACTCGCTGAAGGAAAACCCACCGCCGGAGCCGCCGAAAGCTGAAGAGCCTGGCGGCGGGATGATGCTATGAACACTTTCACCAGAACAGTGAGAGATGCGGTGAAGTTCTTTCTCCGCAATGGCTACTCATCCCGGGAAGAGCTGGAACGCTGGCAGGCGATTATCCGCCAGGCGGCCGAAAGCGAAACCTCCGATGACTACATGGCGATGGTCACCCGAAACCTGACGAAAGCATACGACCTGCAGGTGGGACGTGCTGGCGCGCTGAAGCGCCACCAGGGCATATCCCGGTTTACGCTCAACTACCTTGAGCCGAAGCTGAGGACGGAACTCGACAGGCGGATCCTTGCCAGCGCCGACCTTATCCAGCTCAACCGCAAAAAAGCCATCGACACCACGTTGTCGCGGTTTAGCGGCTGGGCCAGCAGCATCCCTTCAGCCGACAGCATTGCGCTGACCGGCATTCAGGGAACTATGCGGGAGACGGCGGCGCACATTCAGAAGGCCGCCGAGAAGGTGGACTATGAAGCGCGCCGGGTGATGATCGACCAGAACCATAAGCTGATAGCCAACATCGACAACGTGATCGCAACGAGCAATAACGCGATTGCAGCGATATGGCACAGCCACTGGCGGCGGCCGGGTTATGACTTCCGGGAAGACCACAAGGAACGCGATCAGCTGTATTACCTGATTCGCGGGAACTGGGCGCAAAAAAACGGGTACGTGAAAGCAGGTCCTGCCGGCTACCTGGACGAAATCACTCAGCCAGGCGAAGAGGTTTTTTGCCAGTGCTACGTGACATACATCTACAACCTCCGAAGCATTCCTGAATACATGCTGACCCAGAAGGGGAAGAAGTTCATGGAGTCGATGAAGAAAGCAGCATAGGAGCATTAAAACGTGGCTATTTTTGGCAGCGGGATAATGTTCCGTCAGGGTAAGTTCGTCTTCCTGATCCAGCGCTCGGATGATGGTACGTGGTGCCCGCCTGGCGGCACGGTAGAGCCTGGCGAGCTGGCTATTGATGCCGCGCGCCGCGAGGTGCTGGAAGAGGTGGGTTATCAGTACGATGGCCCGCTGACCCCGCACAGCATATACGGCGATTATCTGACGTTTCGCGCCGAGGTGCCGGAGAAGTTCGAGGCGAAGCTTAACGACGAGTCGTTGGCCGCCGGATGGTTTCACATTGACGATCTGCCCAAACCGCTTCATCAGCCCTTCGCTGAGATGCTGGCGCAGCAGGCGCTCAATGAAACCGAGGTGGCCGCGCTCATCGCTGACGGGACGCTAAGCAGCCCGCAATTCTTTATCAACATGTGGATGTTCGCCATCCGGGTAACCGGAACAGGGGTTACCTGGCGCTCTGCAGATCAACAGATGGCCTTCCGTAACCCGGACGACTATCTCACTCCAGAGTTTCTCCAGCGAGTTGCCGGTGTACCGCTTATCTGGCTGCACCCGGAGAAAAACAAGCTCGATAGCGATGAATTTGCGAAGCGTGTTATCGGCACCCTGACGAACAGTTGGGTTGCTGATAATGGCGAGGTCTGGGCTATTGCCCGGGTGTACGACGCTGAAGCCGCCGAAATTATGGCGACACGGCAGCTGAGTACCTCGCCAACCGTCACGTTCAGCGAAATGCAGGACTCAATCATCAAAATCGACGGTCAGCCTCTATTGGTGGAAGGTTCCCCGGTATTGCTCGACCACGTTGCAATTTGTGAACAGGGCGTATGGAACAAGCTCCTTGCCCCTACTGGTGTTAAATCTGATTCCATTCCAAACGAGGCTGAAAAGATGGACGAGGAAAAAATCGTAGCGCTAATCAATAAGGCGATTGACGCACGCATGGCTAAGGCTGACTCAGAAGCAGCAGACCTGAAAGCCAAGGCCGATGCCGAAGAAGCAGCCAAGAAAGAAAAGGCTGATGCTGAGGCAAAAGAGGCCGAAGAGGCGAAAGCCAAAGCTGACGCGGAAGAGAAAGCCGCGAAAGAAAAAGCAGACGCAGAAGCCAAAGAGAAGGCCGACGCGGAAGAGGCAGAACGTATGGCGAAAGAAAAGGCTGATTCTGAACTGCGTCAGCAGATCGCCGACCTGCGCTCCCGCATCCCAACCGAGTTGAGCGATGAAGAGCGCAACGAAGTCGCCGATGCACAGGTGAAGGCTGATAGCGTGTTCTCATGCTTCGGCAAGCGAGCACCTGTTCCGCTGTCCGGTGAAAAGCCGCTGTCCTACCGCCGCCGCCTGATGATCCAGCTTCAGGAGCATTCGCCTGACTTCAAGTCTGTCGATCTGTCCTCTATCGCTGATTCCGCATTGTTGAATGTGGCGGAAAAACAGATCTACGCCGATGCGCAGAAATCAGCAAGTCTGTCGGTTGGTCCTGGCATGCTGCGTGAAATTAAGCGCGCTGATGCCACTGGTCGCCAGATTAGTACCTTTGAAGGCGATCCTGCTGCCACCTGGGCACCGTTCCAGTCGGGTAAACGTCAGGTCACCAGTTTTAACAACCAGGCTTAACGGGAGCGCTGAAGCATGTCTTATTTATCTCTTAATCCGATGGCGACCACAAATGCGCGGGGGTCCTTCGGGGTGCAGTCCGACGGTTATGTTCAGGGGGTTGCACTGGACGACCCGGCAAACCGTTTCAATCTTGCATCCGGTACGGTGGCTGCTACTGAAACCAAACCTCTTTGGGGCGGCGTTCCTGTGGCAGAGCTTCTACCAGGCAATCAGTCAAGCCCTCGTGGATCGACGATTCGTCGTGCCGCCAGTGTGGATGAACTGGAAGGCTTTACTGTTTTCAATCAGGCGCACAACGGTCTGACCACGCCACAGTCGCCGGTTCCGCTATACGCATCCGGTATGAGTGTGTCGTTTTACCGTCTGGGATCAAACATGCGTGTTCCGCTGAAAGCGTCTGCTCAGGTGGTCGCGCTGGCTACTTCCGGCGCGTCGGTGAAAACGGCGCTGGCGTGGGACTTCGTCAACAACCAGATCACCACTGCCGCCGCAGCGGGTTTTGCTGGCGCTGACATTGCCACTACCGCCGTGGCCTATGCGTCTGGCGTGGCTACAGCCACCACTGCTTCAGCGCATGGGCTGACGGCTGGCCAGTACGTAAAAATCAGCGGCGTTGCTCCATCGGCGTACAACGGCACCGTTGTTGTGTTGTCTGTACCGAGTGCAACCACCTTTACTTACACCCCGGCGACAGCACCAGGCGGTGCAGCGACCACGCAGGGCACCATCGGTGCGGTAACGCTTTCCGACATCACACTGCCAGTGAAAGTGCTCGCCGTCGAAACAGGTAACTCCAAAACTGTCACCTATGACAGCTCAACCGGTTTCCTGACCTGGAACAACACCGACAGCTGCGCGCTGGTCTTACTTTAATCGGGAGCTGAATTAAATGGCTGCAATTACCCCCAGCTACACTATCGTCAATCCGTCGTATATCGCGCCGGAGATGATCCTCGGTTACCAGCAGGCGTCAGGTGCGTTTGAAACCATCGCCAGCGGTAATCCTCAGGTCCGACTCGGCGTTGGCGACCAGTACGCCTACATGCGCCGCCTGGATATTCGTACCCAGGTAACCTCCAGCCAGTCTGGTAACGCCAACCAGTTGCCGAGCGTGGCACTTGATGCCCGGATGATTTCCACCCCAACTTACCTGTTCCGCTGCCGTGGTATCTACGATCACCACGACATGGCGGCAGCCGGTAACTGGAATTTTGCTCTGCCGGAAGCTCAGCGTCTCGGCATGCGGCAGGGTATTTTCCAGCAACTTCGTTCTGCTCTGTTGTACGGCATGAACCCGGCTGGTGGTGAAGGACTGTTGAATACAGCTGGCGCAACAACCGAAACACTGCCGGCAGACAGCGCCGGAAATACCACTGTGCTGACCTACGATCATGGTCAAATGGCCGTTTACCTGCTCGGTCACGTCCAGGCGGCAATGACCCGCACCATGCAGTTAGGTCGCCAGTTGCGCGTCGTTATTCTCGGTCCTCAGCGCGTTCTGGGTGCGATGGAGATTCAGCAGATTGTCCAGCTGACCTCATATCAGCGTCCTGGTGGCGGTACCGATACCGTTGGCGGCACCGTGAAAGAGGTCCTGAAAGGGGCCAATGTTCAGGTGGACTGGGTTTATGACGACACACTGATCGGAAAAGGTGCGGGCGGAACAGACGCGGTGGTAATCACCATCCCTGAAGTTGAAGTGCCGATGGTCAATTCCACAGTGAACACCAACGAATTCGCCAAACTGACCCCGTCTCTTGCCGCGAATGCGCTGATGTTCTGTGATATGGCTGCCCCGCGTGAAATTCCGACACCGATCGCGGGTGGCGCCATTGATGTTCTGTCAGAAATGCGTTCAACCGCAGGCTGGGCAGTTCGTCCGGAAGCCATCACCATCCTGTCTATGGCGTACAGCGCCTGATCCATTGTTTGAAATGAACTGGCCCTCACAGGGATATCTCTGCGGGGGCTTTTTTACGAGGGTAACTAATGAAACTGTATATCGCCAACACCACTAAACAGCGTCATATCTTCACCTATCGCAAGCTGGAGACAGGGAGACTTGTTCAGATCCCTATTGAGCACGGCGCACAAATGATGGTTCTTGATGGCTCCACCGAAGAGGTTGACGCGGTTATTCAGCACCACCGTGTTTATGGCCTGGTTGATTCGACAAAAATTGATCAGAGCAAAGATTTTGTCGGTCTTTGCTACAGCATTAACAAGCCTGTTTCGGCAGCGGTAATCGAGAAAACTATTCGCGACAACGATGTTCATTTGACGCGTAACGCTCACAACCTCCGCCAGGCATCGATTATTGCTCACGATAGCACGCTGCGAGAAAGCGGTACGGGCTACGACGGTGATATGGAATTCAGCGTTGAGCAGGCCAGAGGCCGTGATGAAAGCGACGAAACTCAGGTCGTTAACGAGACGATTGTTACTCCGAAAGCCGGGAATAAGAAAAAATGAGCGTAAATCTGGCTGCATTCATCATATTCGTTCGCACAGATATGGGCGTAACCGCCAGCCAGGTTCCTTATGACTCTCCGTCCTTTGTTGTTGCGTATAACGCGGCCGTGGAATGGGTAAACCGGAATATTGAGCTGGTTATGCCCAGCCTGTATGAGGTTGCCGTTTACAATCTTGGCGCATCGTTTCTGGTCAACTACGGTACTGAATCTGTTTTTGCTGAGTTCAGAAAATCGTATGGCCTGAATGATTTCAAGGCTGGCGTAATAACCGGCGCCGGGGATAACTCAACCAGCGCGCAGCGTCTGGTGCCTGACTTCTTCAAAGATTTGTCTCTGGCCGATCTGCAGATGTTACAGGACCCATGGGGACGCCGATACCTGATGATTGCCCAGCAGTTCGGTAGTTTGTGGGGGCTGTCATGATTACCTTTCATCTTGGTGTTATCGACCTTCCCTACGAAGATGAGAACACCACGACAGGGGATGTTGCTGAATATCTGGAAGAAAAATACCAGATTATGCAGACATTTTTTGACAGGTACGGGAACGACATCGCCGATCTGATGAGTAAAGACCTCGCCGCAAATCTTGAAAATATGCTGGCTGGCGCGCCGCCGTTAAGGGATCCGCTAGCGGAATCCATGTCACGCGTTCACGACCTGTTTGTGGCCTTTCTGGATAACGAAGAGATGAACGGCATGTCAGGTGTGCCAACCCGACGCGCGTTGCTGGGTATATCAAAGCGCTTCAAAAATAAGAAGGGCGATCCGCGGGCATCCTTTATCGATACAGGAAACTATCAGGCGGCAATGCGCGCCTGGGTAAGCGGGGTATTAAATGCCTTCCCTGAGTGAGTTGCAGCAGACTGCAAAAACCGAGCTTAACGCCACGCTGACGCAGGGTCTTGACGACCTGAGCCGCTTTCAGGTGGTCACGTTCACGAAGTATATCCGCAAGGTGCTGCCCCTCGATGGTTTCGTCTTCTGGGTGAAAGCTTCTGTTCTGTCGGACGACCCCAGCAGCGAGCCGGATACGGTTGACGTTAAGGGCTATCTGCACCTGACGACCGAAACCATCCAGGACGATGAGCAGCTCTACGACCGCAACGTTGTGACATTTACCGCGCAGGCAGACATCGACCCATTCAACGATATTGGATCGGACGTCCTGTACATCGGCGAGTTCTTTGGCATCCAGTTTTCCTTCTCCCGTCGAACCGGGCTGAACGAACCGGCCAATCTTTATCACTATACAGGGGAGGCGATCTATCCGCATATGCGGTCGCAGATTATCAACTCTGCGGATGATATCGACCTGAGTGACGTTGTGGTTTCCAGTTCGTTGCCTGTATGGCTTGGGCTGAGCCAGTTTATGCCAATGTTTCCGGCTATGCTTTCCACGCAGAACCTGTCGCCTCCCTTCGCGACAATACGGTGCAGCAATGTCTCTCCGATCGCCGGGGCGTTTTATATCGATGAGCGCGACAACCAGTACCAGCTGGTTTCCGAGGATGTGACGATTTCGATTACTGGCCTCAGGAATGCCGCGGTTGAGGACTTTCTGCGATACGTTCAGCTGTACACCCTGCGCGAGAATGCAGAAATGGGCGTAATGAATATCCCCGTTGTGCAGGATGAGCGCGTTACGCAGAACGAACTGAACGTTATCGCCATGCGCAAGACCATCAAATTCAAAGTCAATTATTACCAGCAGCGGATGCGCAACGTAGCCCGTGGGCTGATCCTGTCTGCAATTCCGTCCATTTACCCGGAGAAATAATTAAATGGCAATTGTTAACATTAACGTATCGGTGACCAATCCGCCGAAGCCCTCGCAGCTGCTTAAATCCGGCGCGATGATCTCCATGGGCGGGACGACTCTGACGGCAGGTGAATACCAGTTGCTCACGTCAAAAGATGATCTGAAAGCTATCACCGCCCCGGGGAAAACGATATCAACCATTACCTGGGCTGCAAACCTGGTCACTGTGACCCTCGCATCTCCTCATGGCTGGACGAATGGCAGTACCGTGCCTGTTGTGATTTCTGGCGTAGCGCCGGCGGCATATAACCGATCCGCCGAGGCGACTGTTACCAGCGCGACTGAGTTTACTTACTCACTGAGCAGCGACCCGGGGGCCGCAACCACTATGGGCGTTGTAAAAACGGTTGTTGCTGGTGAAATTACCCAGATGAACACTACGTACTGGGCACAGGGGGCAGCTCGAGCGATCTATGTGCTGGAACTCGGTGACATCACCATGACGGCAGGCGTGGCGGCGCTGAGTGATTTTATTGATAAAGATATTTCCCTCGGCAACACGTACCAGAAATTCTTCTCATATCTGGTGCCTCGCGAATGGGATTCTGAAGCAACTTTCAAAACGCTAACAGGTCAGTACACATCACCGGGATCGTTGGTTTATTTCTTTGTCACAACCACGATTGCCACCTATCAGTCCTGGGTAGCCACAAAGAATAAAACCGTGTTTGCTGGTGTCGAGGCTCCGAATATTCCAGCCACTGAATTTTCGATGGCGGCAGCGTTCCAGTCCTCGCTGTCGAATGACCCCGGTTCGTCGAACATGGTACCGCCGATGGCGTTCCGCTTCATGTATGGGGTGACTGAATACCCGGTTGAGAACAACGGTACGTTGCTGAAAACGCTCCAGGACAACCACATCAACTACATCGGGTCATCTGCAGAAGGTGGGTTGAGTAACAAGATGCTGGTAGCCGGCCACATGCTTGACGGCAACCCGTTTAACTACTGGTATGCAGTGGCATGGGCCGCTATTAACCTTGAACTGGACCTGGCTAACGAAGTGATCAACGGGTCTAACACCACAACCAACCCGCTGTATTACGACCAGAACGGCATTGATCGCCTGCAAAACCGCTCGCTGAAAACATTGCGCAATGGAATTAGCTATGGGCTGATTCTGGGCCGCGTTATCGGTACCAAACTTATTCAGAGCGATTTCAACACTGAATACGAAAAAGGTTCTTACGCGGGGAATGCTGTTATCAACGCGGTGCCTTTTGCTAACTATTCCGGCCTGAATCCTTCGGATTACCAGGAGGGTAAGTACAACGGGTTAAGTGCTGTTATCACGCCGCGCCGTGGCTTCGAGTCCATCACGTTTAACCTGAACGTTACCAATTTTGTAGGGGCATAACATGGCAAACCCATTAGTACCGCAGGGATTCCTCAACCGCGTCCGTGGCGCGGTTTCCATCACTGATGTTCCGGCTCTGAATGTCACCGCATCTTATCTTGGTAAAGACGGGATCAGCATGCGCCCGGACGGTCCCGCTACGGATATTCTGCCGACCATGACCGGCACTGTCGGCAGTCAGGTACCGTATCAGCAGGTTACCTTAACCGTCCACATGCTGCGCACTCAGGGACTTGCCGCGAGCTATCAACAGCGCTTTACGACGGACACAGCGCTTGGCGAGGTGGTCGTTACCCCGGACGCAACCACATTTGGCAACTTCACCCTGCTTAACTGCTATCTGGTCAACTTTAACGAGATGCCATTTAACGGCATGGATGCCGGGTACGTGGTAACCATCAGCGGCTACCTCATCACTAACGACAACATGTGGATCTGACCGTGAAAATCGATAAAAAACTTAATCTGGTCTGTTCGATCAGCCGCGATGACGGCTCTCTCATTTACGTTCACACCTCACCTTTTCCCTACGAGGTGGTGGAAGAGCATTGCCTGATGCTCGGTAGTCTGTTTACCAGTTTCATTGCTCAGATTGGTGGGCTTGGTGCGGCCCGTGTGGCCGCAATGATGCTGCGCAAAAAGCTCAAGAGAGAGCAAGAACTTAAAGAAGAAGATGAAGTGAAGAAGGGCGTGCAGGGTCAGCAGGCGCCAAACATTGTTGATGAAATCCAGCGCCAGACAACGGTCATTTTTAATGACAACGGCCAGTGGAAATCTGTGCCGTTAGATTCTGCGATGAAACAGGGCATTATTTCCGCTGACGAGTTTCGTGAGGTGGAAGGCGAAATCGTTTTTTTTATGGTTTCCTCTGCCATTCAGAAGCCGGAACTCATCAAACCGACGGTGGGGAGCGTGATCGGTATGTTCGGTGGTCAGTTAACGTTATCGACCGCTACGGAGTGGCGAGGTTCTTTACTGACGTCGAAAACGGATACCGATACCCCGAACCAGAATGCCCCGCAGGAAACGTCGTTTATACCCTCCTAGACTGGGCCTCTAACGAGGGGTTCAGGCACGTAGTCAGGGAAATAGCTGGCGAGGAATACGCCAGCCCATCCCAATACAGGCAGCGCTTTATTATCTCTGCGTTAAAAGAAAGAGGTTATTTCAATGGCAGCTAAATCCATTATTGAAGTTGACGTGAATGATGAGAAATTCCTGTCATTTATGGATAAATTCAATGAGTACCAGGCTGCTCTTGAAGAACTTCCCGAAGCGTGGCGGGCATCTGCGCAGGGTATTGGCGACAGCGCCCGCGAAACGTCAAAAGCATCCTCAGAAGCTGAGGGGATGACAAAGGCGTTTTTGGATGGTGTTGATGCGCTGAATATGATGGTGAATAACCTCGATCGCATCAATACAAGCCTTGATGATGCCAATAAACGCCAGAGTGACCTTAATAAGAAAACTGCCGGTTCTTCCGGGATATTTGGCAAACTTAAAAAGGACTCAAAAGAGTTCGCCGGCCATATCAAAGACGCCACTGTCAGCCTGCTGTCATGGGGCGGTATTGTAGGGCTGTTCACTGGCGTTCTTGGGGCTGGTGGGTTATTCGGTCTGAACCGCCTGGCATCCACCGCGAGCGCCCAGAGATTTACCTCAATGGGGCTCAATACCTCGATTGGCGCACTGGATTCAACGGCCATTAACTACCAGCGTGCAGTTGCCAACCCAACAGCGACACTGGGCGCAATCCGTGACACTCAGGTCGATTTATCCCAACGCTGGAAATTCCAAGCGATGGGCATTAATAACCCTGACCGCTCTCCGGACCAGTTGCTGCCGGAGATGATCCGCGCCGCCAGGAGTATTTTCACGCAAACAGGTGGCACGTTGCAGGGTGCTAACGCCTACGGTCTGACCAGTTTCTTCAGTATTGACGACCTCAATCGCTTTAAAAATATGAGCGATGCCGAGATCGACGCTATGGAGAAACGCGCGAAGCGTGATGCTCAATTGCTGCAGATCACTGATGAGCAGGCCCGGCAATGGCAGGACTTCAATGTTCAACTCGACTACAGCAGTCAGAGCATCAAAAACACGTTCATCCGTGGCCTTGGTCCACTCACTCCGGGGCTGACGAAACTCTCTGACGCGCTGTCCGGTGCTATCGATACTGTTCTGCAATCGCCAGAACTTGGGAAATGGATCGACGGGCTTGCTGGTGGTATTCAGCGGTTTGGCGATTACCTAGCCTCTCCCGATTTTAAAAACGATGTCGAAGACTTCATGGTAAAAGTCGAGAAGCTTGGAAAAGTAATTGGGAAGGTTGTCGACTGGATTCTTGGTAAAACAGACGCCGCGGGAATTATTGATGGTGTTAAATCAGAGTCGACAATTCTTAATGCAAACCCCGTAACAGATCCTAAGACAGGAAAGACCTATACGCCTGGCAGCGAGGATGATCCGCATGTTTGGGGATGGTTAAAAGGTGTTAAACGCTTCTTTTCCGGTGGGGAAATATCACCTGTCGATTCACAACCCGCAAATGTAAATGCCAAAGGTCGCACGATTGCCGATCGCTTCAACAACCCAGGAAATCTGAGGTGGGCGGAGGGTTATGAGACTAGTAACACTAAAAGCGGGAAGTTTGCTGTATTCCCTTCGCTGGATGAGGGGGTTCTTGCGGCAACAAAACAACTCCAGATATATGCCCAGCGTGGAACGAATACAGTCAGGGATATCGTTAGTAAATGGGCTCCGTCAAATGAAAATGATACAGAGGAATATATTCGTCATGTTGTTCGCTCGACCAAATTTAATGAGAACGAAAAACTTAACCTGAATGATCCCTATGTGCTGGCGAAGTTAATTTCTGCAATGGCATCAAAAGAGGGGGCAGGAAGCCGAGTTACAGAGGATAGGGTTATTCAAATTTACAACAACACAGGTGGTAATGCGATTGTTACCGGTGCACAGTTGGGAGCTATGGGATAATGGGTTTCACTCGCGAGATGTACAAACTGGGGTTTGAAATATCCCCGGTTATCCTGTGTGAAGGCATCGCACAGGCAATCCCTGGCGGCATGCTGCCGATTGTTGCCCTGACCCAAAGTGCCAGTTTTGTTACTGGTCTTTTGGGGGGCGCGATTAACCTTACAGACCTGGATAAGTATTTCTGTCACTGGAAGCCAGTGCAGGGCGCGACGATAGTAGATTATGACATTGCCCGCTATCCTTTTGCTAACCAGATTGTGGCCGCGAATGCCTTACTGGCACAGCCGTTGCGTGTTGCTCTGGAAATGAAGGCCCCGGTAAACGAAAACACCGGGGCAATGACAAAGCTGGTAACAATAAGCGCACTCCAGTCTGTCCTACAGGCACACGCCAACCTGGGCGGGACATTTATCGTTGCTACCCCATCAGTCATCTATAACCGCTGTATTTTGCGCACCGTAAAGGATGTCACCAGCGGCAATGACGCATTACCTCAGCTGACATGGATGTGGGATTTTGAGCAGCCTCTGATCACCAAAACCGGCGCAGAGCAGGCGGTAAATAACTTTCTTGGGAAAATTGGTGGCGGAGACAAAGTTACAGAATCAGCCTGGACAAGTACTGTCAATGCCCTTGGTAACACATCTCTTGGAGGCTCTGTCTCTGAGGCTATTACTGGTCTGCTTGGTAAATTGGGAGTGGCAATATGACATCTCAATATTACCCTTTTACGGGGGATGAGCGTCAAAGCATGGCGTTTACGCCGGTTCTTGATGGTACGGTTTATAACTGCCAGTTGAAATGGAATATTACCGCACAACGTTGGTATCTGCTTATCACAGATAGTTCTGGTAACACCATTCTTAATACAGCTTTAATTGGATCACCTGAAGCTGGTGGTATAAATATAATTTCCGGTATTTTTAGTTACACATCTATGTACTGGAGAGAAAAAAACGGACAGATTGAGGTAACCAGTTAATGCGTTATTACGATATCCAGATTTTCTCTCAGGTTGAAGGTGATAAACAAGAAAAGTTAATTCAACAGTATTCAAGCCATAAGAATGGTGTTTATAACCCCGGCGCATTGATGATTGAATTCGATATTCTCAGGTTTGGTGAGTCGACCCCTCAGGGAGAAACGCATTTAGCAATCTATGGCATTGGCCCAAAAGAAATGCAGCAGGCTCGACAGGACCTGTTCGGTAAGAGAATAAAAATATTCCTAGGCATGAAATCGGGTTTACCTCTGGCTGGTAAGGTTACGGCACCAAGTCTGGTGCTGGATGGTACGATTAATCAGGTGTTTGGTAACTGGCAAGGTACTGAGTTAAGGCTGGACTTCATAATTGTTGCGGGGCCGGTTACCAGCACACCAAGAGGAAAACTGGCACCACTGCCACTTACGTTTAACTGGAATGTCGGTCAGAAGCTATCTGTAGCATTAACTCAGTGCTTTCAGAGAATTGGCGGTTATACATTTAACATCAATATTAGCGATCTGCTTGTCCTTACCTATTACAGGGATCTATTTTGTGATTCAATTGAAGAGTTGGCAAAAGACCTCAAAGCTTTTTCTTTATCTAAAATAAAAAATAAAGGCTATACCGGGGTCGAAATAGCAATAGTCAACGGTAATGAAATAAGGGTGTGGGACAATGACTACACGAATCATCCAGACAAGACATCAAGAGACAGTGCAACCGAAAGAAGTAAAAAACCAGTTCAAATTCACTTTAATGATCTTATCGGTCAGCCTACCTGGGTAAAATTCGACGTTATGAGTGTTGCTTGCGTCATGCGTGGCGATATCCAGGTGGGAGATCATATTCTTATGCCGCAGCAGGCAACCCCGATGATTAAGGCTGCGTCGTATTCTCAGTACCGAGATGACTCTGCATTCTCTGGGCAATTTGAGGTTTCCTCTGTTCGTTTGCTCGGTAACAGCAGACAACCGTCAGCAGGGTCGTGGATAACAATCATTGAAGCGTATCCGTTCATTGAGGTAGGTAAAAAATGAGCATCGGCCAGAAATTAAATTTTGGTGCAAACATGAATCGGTTTGCAGAAAGAAAAGTGGAAGCTGCGCTGCAAAAAGCAGGAAAGGTGCTCCCTGCCAGTGTAGTAAAACAGAGCGGGAATATGGTCACAGTGGCTTTTGAGCTGCGCGACATCCCTTATGTGCTTCCTCAGGTTACCATCCCGCTATTTGGTCCTCAGTACATCCGATACCCAATGCAGCCGGGCGATAAGGGGATAGTCATCCCGGCGGATACTTATCTGGGAGGGGTAAGCGGGCAGGGAGGTGGTATTGCCGACCTGACACCACCGGCGAACCTTAGCGCGCTGGTATTTTTGCCAATCAGTAATACAGAGTGGGAAGGCGTCGACGGTCAGGTTGTGACCATTTACGGGCCCGAAGGTGTCACCATTCGGGATGCTGGCAGCAACACAACGTTTTTACTTACTCCTGACAGCATAACCATCGCCACTCCAACGCAGTTCAAAGTGACCGTAGGGTCAACAGTTTTCACACTCACGGACGGTATGTGGAATCTGACTGGTCAGGCAGGGAAGTTGAAGGACGGAACAGCCAGCACAAGCCCGGCGATTATGTACGAGGGCTGGAAGTCGCTTGTTTCCTGGTGCAACAGCCATGTTCACTCCAACGGAAACGGCGGCAACAATACCGGGAATGCAACAGTGCAATTTAACGGGAATATCACTGAATGAGAACCTACGGCAGGAATTCAGATGGTAAGTGGACTCTGGTCGAAACAGATGAGAATGGATTCAACGACGCGGTTTACCTGACTACTCTGGTGCAAAATCTGAAGCTGGCGCCGCAAGAGTCTCCATTCTTTGCGAACAATGGTATTCCGGCCAACGGATCAGTGATTCAACAGGTGTTGCCTACGTACTACGTTAACCGCCTGCAACAGCAATTTAGCCCCTACTTTTCATCGCTACAAATTGCTTTGGTCAGTGATGATCCACCTGTCTATAACATTTCGGCGATAACCAACGCTGGTTCTAAAATTATTGCAACGGTGAACGTATGAGTGATTTATCTGTTAGCTACACAGCTGCTGGCCCGGTTCCGCAAACCCCAGAAAGTCTGCGCGAGCAACTGGTGTCACTGGCCGTTCAAATGGCGCCAGGCATTACCACAGAGTTACCAGGCTCACTGATTGAGGATATCGTGAGCACAGACGTTGGCGCACTGCTAATCTGCGATCAGGCGAGAGTTGATCTCATTAATTCGGTAGGGCCGCTTAAGGCTAACATTTACATGCTTAACCTGCTGGCTCAACAGGCTGGTATTGCACCACAGAAGACGCAGGGGGCAACGACTGTTCCTGTGCAATTCGACGGCCCGGCAGGATTTGGTATTCCGCAGGGGTTTGTAGTGTCCGATGGGATCTATACCTATACGCTTAACGATGCCACGATTATTCCCTCGTCTGGAGTTACGCCGCAGGTAACCTGTACGGCCACCACGACAGGATCATGGGCGGTACCTGCTGGCACCGTTACCCAGATAATTACCAGCGTTCCTGACGAAATTACATTGACCTGCACAAATCCGGTTGCAGGAGTTCCTGGCTTAGAGCGTGAATCAAACTATCAGTTTCGTGATCGCGTCTGGGAATCCCAGATGTCAACAGTTCAGGGATACCCTGGCTTCATCCGGCAGAAGCTTACTGATGTTAATGGTGTGCAGGCTCGCCTAGTATCAGTCGTACAGGACGGTAATAGCTGGATCATCATGTGCGGGGGAGGTGATATTTATGAAATGGCTGGGGCCATTTTTAAATCTGCCGGAGATATCAGCAGGCTAAAAGGAGCGACAGTAGACGTTACTGGTATAACGAATGCTAATCCTGGTGTCGTCACCACAGGTATAACTCATGGATTGACCAACGGACAGGTGGTCAACATTTCTGGCGTGAATGGTATGACTGGAATTAACAACGTTCCACTAAACGCAACAGTGCTCACACCGCATACGTTTTCAATAGGTATAGATACTTCAGCGTCCGGTTCGTGGACCGGGGGCGGAGAGGTCACGCCAAATGTAAGAAATAATGTGGTGACCATAAACGACTGGCCGGATAACTATCTAATCCCGTTTGTTATACCGTTGCAGCAAAATGTTACGGTGAAATTTGAGTGGGGATCTGAAGGGGTGAATTACCTGACCGATGCTACAATTTTAACGCTGGTATCAGCACCTGTAATTCAGTATATAAATGGGATTTATGCGGGTAAGCCGTTAAATATTAATAACCTGAAAGATACCTTCCTTCAGTCCGTCAATGCAACTATTGATATGAGTTTAATTAGTAAACTCAATGTTATTATTACGGTTAATGGTATTGTTACAAACCCTGACCCGAACACAAACATTATAAGTGGCGACCCATTTAGTTACTTCTACATCGCGTCAGATGGCGTAACTGTTGACGGAGTGTGAAATGCTTGAGGATATTATCCGTTCGTACCTGTACACGCAGTACAATGATGATGACAATATCCGTGCTTTCGTGACTGCGTATAACACGATGGCAAAAAATATTTATGACTGGATGCGGACTGCGAATCTGCCTATTTTTGTTGGCGGGTATAATTCAGGGGATCAACTCAGGTGGATAGCTCGTGGCATATATGGCGTGAAACCTCCTGTATTGGCAAGCGGTCGGCAGCTGGTACTCGGGGCATTCAATACATTCACGTTTAACACTGTACCCTTCAATACCCGCAAAGTAATAAACCAGTCAGAGCAAGTTGTTGTCTCTGATGATCTGTTCAAGCGGATCATGACGTGGAATTTCTATAAAGGGGATGGGTTTTACTTCACAATACCCTGGCTGAAACGTCGGATTATGCGGTTCCTTACGGGAGTAAACGGGGTTGATGTCGTGAACGACCAACACTGGAGTATTTCGGTGTTGTTCTCTGGTGAAGGAGCTAGTGTCTCAATTATTAAGGGGTTCAGAAAGCTGACTGATTCTTCGGTATACAACACGCAGATGTTCAATAGCAGGGCTTACAACCAGAAAACTAGCGTTCTCATCAAAAGTAACGAGTATGAGTACGCATCGCTGTTCAAGCAGGCTTTCGACAGTGGATTGCTCCACATGCCGTTTTATCAACCAGTGAGCGTGACTATTATTGGGTGAGTGGTGTAAACTGATGAAGTCATTTTAAAATCTGGATGCGACGATGAAACCTTCAGGATTACTGATACTTTTGACTTTGATTTTTTCTAATTTCGCTTTCTCTGGTGTTAATAGCATTAGTTCACTTTCTGTTACGGATGAACAGCAATTCAATGAAAAAATTAAAGAAGTGAAAAACACAGGGTTAAAGCCAACAGATGAAAATATTTATAATATATGTTTTGCTTCCTCAATGTTGCTTGTAAATGCAGCGAATGACGCTGTTAGTGGTCAATTTGTTGGTGATAAATGGATCGGCGACTTGCTTCTTATCAGCCATGACGAGTACAGAAATATTGTAAAGAAATTGATTAAAACAGGAGGTGTGATGGAAATAAAAAATAACCCAGAGTATTTTGACAAAAATTTCCAAATGAACTGCCGCGCTTCTCCTGAAGAGTACATAAAAAATTATAATAATATATTTAGACTAAAATTAACGAAAGAAGATTTAAAAAATCAATGGTGATGGCTCTAGACCACATTTGACTAAACAGAACAAACCTCGCTTCGGCGGGGTTTTTTATTGCCAAAAATCCCGGAGGAAAAATGGCACTATCTCTTTTAGCCGCTAACAATGCTCAGACAGTGCTGGCGGCGGGAATCAGTTCAACTGCAACATCTCTTACCGTAAATACCGGGACAGGTACTCTGTTCCCATCTCCGGTGACAGGAACCAGCTTCTTTAAACTTACAATCATCGATGCTGCCACAGGCACTCTTACTGAGATTGTTCATGTTACCGCCAGAAATGGTGATGTCTTTACTATCCAGCGTGGACAGGAGGGAACAGTCCCTCGAGCATGGTCTGCTAATGACATTGTGGCGAACATGATGACGGCCGGAACGCTGTCCTACATCCTTGGGAACTTCCAGCCGCTGGATCCTACATTGACGGCGTTAGCCGCGTTAGTGGGCGTCGCGAATAAATTGCCATATTTCAACGGGGATGATACTGCAGCTTTAACAGACCTCACTCAGGTAGGTCGTGATATTATCGGCAAGACTGATATTGCTGCTGTTCTCCAATACCTTGGTCTGCAATTCTTTAAATCATCCCCATCCTCGGTTTCCTCTGCATTTACAAGCGTTTTTTCTCCAGATGAG